GGTCAGCCATCAGGCCGAGGCGGCCAGTGATCAGCTGCGCCTCGTTGATGCGGCGCAGCAGACCGAGCAGCGGCTCGCCGCTCCTGGTCGCGCGCTCACGCAGCGGCTCCATGATCTCAGGCAGCGTGATGACCGCGTCCTTCGCGTGCAGCATGCCGACCATGGCCGACACCGCCTCCTGCATGAAGCCGTGGAACACAGCACGCGCGAGGTACGCTTGGTAGTCCTTGTTGCCGAGCTGGCCTGCGCCCATGCCGTCCAGCTGGTGCGCAGTGGTCGCAGGCAGGTAGTCCGTCGTCTTGCTCTTGACGGCGCGCTGACCCTTGTGCGTGTCGCGGCACACCGTCCAGTCAGGCACAAACTCTGCGTACTGCGGATGCTTGTTGTTCAAGGCCATCGTGTTATCCTCTCATGCCGCGTGTGCGGCCAATGCGCATACCCTGACCCATCTCACGGACACGGTAGCGGCACTCGTCGCCGATGTGGTCTTCAGCGTCTGTGTTCACGTCGTCTGGGTCTTTGTCTGAGCGCGGCAGCACCGGGACAAGCTCCCTGAACGCCTGACAGTTGTTGAATATGAAGATGCCCGGCTTCTCACGCGCGCGTCCAGGAGTGGGGACAGCAGCGCGGAAGGCAGCGCGCATCTGCTCCCAGCCGGTCTTGCGTGAGCCAGGACGCTTGTCGGCGCGCTCCCAGCTGACGCCGCCGTGAACAAGCGTGCCGTTATCAAGGCGGATGGTCTGCTCCATGTCGTCGGCGATGCAGTTGCCGTTCTCAGCATCAAAGATGCTCGTGTCCGCAGGTCCAGGCTGCACCCGGTCGCGGATGCCCCAAGCCTCTTCGCGCTCAAGGATGCCCTTGGCGATATCGACCGCAAGCATACGCAGGCCCTCGTTCGGCTTGCCGGTCGTACCATACCACTCGTACACGCGGTACAGGTCACCCGGCACCGACGAGCGCCAGCGGCCAGAGCCGTCGAGGAAGTCGGAGCCGTCGCTCTCTGCCCACCATCCAACGCTGAACGGCTTCGAGCTGCCCCAGTCGAAGGAGCGGTCGATGCGCCAGGAGCTGGGGATGGCGAACGGCTTGACGAAGTGGACCTTGTCCTCCCACACGTCATCGAACATGCCACCTGCCACGATGTCCCAGCTGCCGTCGATCCACGCAGCCAGCTCGCTCTTGTTCCGCGCTGATGCACGGATGCGGTCGATGTATTCAGGGTCAGCCTTCAGCAGGATCATGTTCTCGCTGATGTGACCCTGCAGCGCCACACGCGGCGGCTCCAGCTTGCCAGTGTCATCCTTGCTGTCAGTGATAGGTACGAAGCGGCCACCCGGCAGACGGAAGCGGCGCTTCACCCAGTTATGGCCGGGTCCGTACGGATTGGTCGTCGCGCGGTAGTGGCGCGGCATGCCAGCCGTCGACGAGCGGCAGCACGACATCATGCGCTTGTAGCCCTCGTCCGTGGGCCAGTTGCATAGCTCTTCCCAGCCGATCCACGGATACTCGTGGCCGTGGTAATTCCAGTAGTCGTCGGGCTTCATGAACTGACGGAAGTACAGCATCTCGCCGTCAGGCCAGCGCCAGAAGTGCTGGCTTTCATTGTACACAGGACGCTGCGCCTTCGGCAGGCGCATGAAAATCTTCTTGGACTTGCTGATGACGTCCTGCAGCTGCGGATAGGTCTGGCGGAAGAGGATGCCCTTCCACGCTGCACCGAAACCGCGTCCGCAGTACTGCGCAAAGTCGATCAGCAGCGCGTCGGTCTTGCCAGGGCCGCGCGTGCCCTCGTACAGCACCTCAAACAGAGGGCACGTTAGGAACTGCACCTGACTGCCGAGCTGCGGCTGCCAGATGATGTCCACCTTGGTGAGCAGGCGCTCCTGCTCCGGAGTGATGGTGACGTTGAAGCTCACTGCTTGACCTCAGTCGGTATGGCTTCGAGCTTCTGCTTCAGCTTGGCAGCAGCCTCTGTCCAGCCCTCGTAGCTCGCCTCTGCAGGCACGACGATCACGCCGACGCCCTTCTCCACAGCGCCGTCGTCGCCGCGTCCAGCGCCCTCACGGTACTCCGGAATGGCGCGCTTCATCTCCATCTGCAGAAGCGGCAGCGGGATGATGCGCTCATTGGCGATGATCTCGTCTTTGAACTGGCCGCCGAGCATCGGCTTGTTCCAGCCCTTCATCAGCTCACGTACCTCCTTCTGGAGATTGTCAGCGTACTCCTGGCGTGCCTGTATGCACGCCTCATCAAACACCGGGTCGTTCATGCGGTGCTTGCGCACCGTCTCCAGCGAGACGCCTGCAGCCTTGGCTGCGTGTCCACGCCGGTCTGTCTCAGCAAGGTGCTGGAGGTAGATCGCCTTGCGCTCATCGTCGAAGGTGATCTTGGTGGCGATCAACTCCTGCCGCCACGTGCTCATGTCATTGCGCTTGCGTGCCGCGCGCTCTGCCTTCGTCGGCGGATAGCTCTTCGCTGACCGGCCTTTGTTGGCACCGCCGTGCTTGCGCGTCTTCGGTGTGGCTGAGGGTTTATCCTCGCTCATCAATCGGCTCCTGGCTCCCTGACCCATGTCAGACGCGGGACAGACGCGGTCCCATGACCACGCGCGCGCGTGAGATCGTCAATCGAGCAAGCGCGATGCAGCGACAAGCCTCTGGCCCAGGAAGGACCACGCTGTCCTGTCAGTTATGTCCTGAAGCCCAGGAGGCGGACCCTCCACTCGACCGGCTAAGTTAAGTCGAGCAATTTAGTCGAGCCAAAAATATCGTGGCGGTAGAAAGGCTTCTCGACTTACTCTACTTACTTAACTAAAAAGAGAGAGTAGAGAAATTACCCCTAGTGAGCAACCTACCGCGCCTCGCTGGGCAATTTCCCTAGCGACCAAAACGGGTCGAGTACGTCGAGTTGTCGGCTCTACGACAGATCATCTCACTGGGCCAACCGCTTCGTGCGCATCGACCGCATTCAGTGAAGTCGAGTCACTCGACCTTAGTCGAGCACGCGCGGCGTAAGCCAGCCGCCCTCCACCAGCTCGATCAGCGCACCCAGCCAGAGGCGGCATTCGCCTTGCGTCATGCCTTTGCGGCTGCGCCAGGCCCTTCTGTCAGCGTTCAGGAAGACTGCCTCGTACTTCCACCCCTGCTTGTAGAGGCGTGACCCACGGAATACGTCAGTGGCCGTCCGGCTCACCCGTATGTCAATACCAGCTGCACGCAGCCGCTTGACGTAGCCTTCTATGATGTTCATCAATCCCTCCAAGGCATACGCCGCTGGACCCAAGCCCAGCGGCGTACCCCATTCAGCCGATGCTGCCCGGCCTGCCAGCGTTCAACAGCATCTTCTCGAACGCCTTCTTCAGTCCTTCAGGCAGCACCGCTTCACCACGCTCGCCACCGCCGATCAGGTCCTGCAGGCTGAAGCTGCCCACATGAACAGCGCCACCGATTGCAGGCTCCTGCTGCTCCAGGTACTCATCCGGCACAGCACCAAGGTCGTTCAGCGCGGCGACCACGTCGAGCTGCCCCAGCATCTTGCCCTGCACCAGCAGGCCGCTCTCCACGTCGACCAGTCCCAGCTCGATCTGAGCCGGGTTGGCCGCAATGATGATGAACGCACGGCCACCACCGGCAACCGCCATGCGGCCTGCCTTGATGTCAGTCACTTCCCAAACAAACTTCATCCGCTTTCTCCTTGACAGTCTCTGAGGCGCTGCCAGCCTTCTTCCTCCGCCTGCACAGCGCAGGGAAATTGTGTCGGTGCCGTGCGTCAGCTGCGTAGCTCACCGTTGTGAAGCCACAGCTGCACCCATAGTACTCTGACCAGTGCCGCTTAGTCATCGGCAGCGCGTGGACAGTTTGGGAAGTCACAGATTTCAAACAGGTGGCCGCAGTCGCAGCGCGGCTCCATGTCTGGCTCTTCCCTTTCATCGTCATCACAGGTGCAGGCATCAGGCGATCCGCATTTCAAACAGGTCATGACACCACCCTATACTCAGCGGTTGCACTCTTCCCGCGCTCCTTCACCGCGTAGGCGGTCAGCCCACGCCAGAACTCCAGCCGCCGCTCTGCAACCTCAGCGCTCCAGCCGGTCTCCAGCTCGCTCCACGCGGTCCACTGCCATTCAGCCTTGGGAAACACGCCGTTGTAGCAGCGTCCAAGCGGGTCCAGGTTCACCAGCGTCAGTTTGCGGTGCTCAATGGTCGCCATCATCAAGCTCCTGCGTCTTGTTGAGGATCGAGCTGCACCGCACACAGTACTCGTACGGTCCGTAGCCACCACCGGCCAGGCCGAAGCCTGCTTCGGTCCAGAGATGTGGGCACGTCCTGGCATCCACCGGCATCCTCCACGCGCTCTCCAGCACCGCCTTGCGCAGCACGCCCTTGTACGTAGGCACCCACGCGATCTCCCGATGACCGCGCACCCTGATCGGTTCAGCACGGAACATGTCGCGGAAGTCGCTGTCGATCAGCGTCCTGGCCTCAGCCAGCGAGACCTTGGCGTGGCGCAGCAGCTGCCTGAACGGCTTGGTCCTGGTGTCACTGCTCGCCAGCAGCAGCCGGTCGATTGCCTTCATGCCGCCGCCTCCTGGGCTTTCGCCACGCCTGCGTCCCACGCCTCCTGAAAGCTGTCCCAGCGCCCAGCGAGCTCACGGCCATCCACGGCCACACCCCACCCTCCGCTGATCCTCTTCTGCCCAGGAGCACGCACCGGCCTGTAGAACGGCCTGACCGATGCAGCCTTTGGCCGTCCGATTGTCTCCTTCGCCGCGCTCACAGGCCCTTCTCCTTGAGCAGTGAAACCAGCTCAGCGAGCCGTGCCTTGAAGGCAGCTGGCTCAAGGCTGTAGGGCCTGATGTCGATCGCACGCGGCAGGTCGTGCTCCTCAAGCAGCTTCTCCGCACCACCCATGCCGTAGAGCAGCTGCAGAGCCACTGCAAGGTTGCCCTGACGCAGCTCATCGAGCGCCACAAGGCGCACGCGGTCATGCGTGTCCAAAATCCAGTACGGCGTGACCGTCTTCGTCGGCGGATAGCGGAAAGTCTTCGCCAGCACACCACCAGCGAGGCACACGTGGCAGCGGTCATCATGCCGCCGCGAGACGTGCCAGTCCCACATGTCGACCTTGTAGTCAGGGTCTGTCTCGACCTGTGCTAAGTCATTCAGCGCGATCTCAATCACGCCGCTCAGCTTCTCAGGCAGCTTGTGCTGTTCACTCACGTCCATCTCCTTTTCTAAACACACCCTCGCCTCACCGGCGACAGCAGACAATCCTTTAAGCTACGCGTAGTCAGCGTCGAAACGGTACCCATAGGTACCTCGGATGAAGGTGCGCCTGTAGCCACGGCACATCGACAAACGATTGAGGTAGTTTCTCGCTGTCGTCACACTTACTCCAGCTTCTTCTGCCACGTCAGCAGCGGAGAAGTGGATGGAGAAGAGTATCTGCCCAGGAGAGGGCTTTGACGCGCACAGCTTTTCGAGCGCCTTGATGACACGGTCGCGTGCGTTGTTCACAGCGCTGGCTCCACAATCGCCTTCAGCGCATTGATCACCGCATTCAGCTGGCCGGTCATCATCAGCGAGCCGTCGACGTTCACCTGCTTCACCAGCTGGTGCACTTCACCCATCAGCGCGTTCTGCCCCTTGCGGCGCTCCTGCGTCTCGTACTCAGCCTGGAGCTCAGGCGTCCATGGCGTCAAGCCTTCGCTGTTCCAGCCGGGACGGTTGATCTTGTAGTAGCGGTGCACACCGAAGCCCTTCTCCAGCTTCCACCACTGGTCACCCTCGTACCGGCGCACCCAGCCAGCCTTGCTGACCTCATGAACCTTCACCTTGCTGATGCGGCGCGGTCCGAAGCCGTGCCAGTTGATCAGGGCGAACTCGTCGCCAACCTTCACTGTGTTGTCTGTCATGTCCGTTCTCCTTACTGGACGCGCGTCAGGCCGAAGGCGTCGCTGGCGCGGATGGCGGCCACAGCCGCCTCGTCCAGCTCACCGACCAGCTTGCTCAGACCCTCATTGCAGTAGCCGTCGAGCTCAGCCAGCCACTCGACCATCTTGGCGGTGACCTTGGTCGAGCGCTCGACGTGCAGCGAGCCGTCGGCGTTGCAGGCGCGGTACCACATCTTGTTCTCGAAGACGCCGCCGACCTTCTGATTGATCTCGTCGTCGAACCAGAGCTCAATGGTCGAGCCGTTGAACGTGCTGGCGACTTTGACGATCAGCTTGGCGCGCTTGGTGATTGTGGTCATGGCGGTGTCCTTTTCTGTCGGTCAACTCGACCGTGGAGAGACTATGTCTCAGCCGAAAACAGAAGACAACACCTAAAATGACCTCCGCTCAGATTATTTTGCGACGATCAGGATCAGCCCAGTTTCCGTGAATTTCCGGCCACCTACGGTCGTGATCTTGCACTGCACCTTGGCTGGCTCGTTCGCTGGCGACACGGTGCCGCCGTCCACCCAGACAGTCGCCGCCTTCTCTGTGTGGCTCTCATTGGAGAGGGTC